GGAGTTGCTGGAGCGGGCTGAAAACGTGTACGTCGCGCCGGTCACTGTTGCGCCGAAGGTTGAGACTGCCCGTTTCGACGGTGGCAACGTGGGTCAGGTGAAGGAACTACAGGTATCTGTCACCGACCTAAAGGCATTCCTTTTCGAACTGGTCAAACGGAACATGGCCCCGACGATGGTGGAAGTAAAAGCCGCCCCGCTCAAGGCATGGGTGAAGGCAAACGGGATGCAGAATTTCCCCGGCTTGGCTATTGTTGAGACAGTGGCGGCGAGGATACGCTGATGAAAGTAATCCTAAATTTCATCCCCCGTCCGAAGCATTGCAAAGACCATTGTTTTTACCTCAACGAATGTCCCGACACGTGCGCTGGACATAATCCACCAGAGTACCAATTTGCCGACAAGCCAGACCGCCGGTACTGCCAAGGATGCGAGGCATACTATCCGGTAAACTACCGTCACGCTCACGGCGAAAGGGTTTGTGCACTGGATGCTGACGGGACTTGTAAGTGGGTAGCTGAACCGCCTGAAGGCGAATAATCAACCTCAACGCGGGGAGCAATCCCCGCAAAGGAAACAGAATGGCCACACTGTGCCCCGCCGGTAGGGTATACGACGATAGGCACCCAACATGCCGCACATGCAAGATAGGATGCAGCATGAAAGCCATAGAACAGGCGGCGAGCAAACTACCGTCACTGCCTGACGCTGACGATGTGCGGGAGATTCGCGGGAAGCATGGCAAGCCCAACAAGACCGAAACAGCATACCTGAACCGCCTGAAATGCGAGTTTCCGGGGGCTACTATCAGGTACGAGGCTATCACCCTTCGGCTGAACAACGGATGCCGTTACACGCCGGATTTCGTGGTTGATACTGGCGAATTTCTGCTACTGGTCGAGGTGAAGAACGCGGCGTATAAACACGCCTCGTATGGTCGGTCAAAAATGGCTTACGCTCAGGCGCAGATTGATTTTCCGATGTTTCGGTATCGGTGGGCTGAAAAGGGTAAGGATGGATGGGATGAGAGATAACGACAAGCATCACCCTGAAAAGGGTGTATGCGCTGGTTAGCTATTTGGTTGCCAGCGCGGAAAGGACAATCATGAAATGCGAAGGCTGTTTCTATTGGGTCCAGTACACTGATGAAGAGATGGACCCGAACATGGGTGATTGCAGGCGATACCCTCCACATCCTGATTATGGGAATGAGGGTGAATTTCCGAGTACGTCGTCATGGAGATGGTGCGGTGAACATAAACCGCGTGCAGAAGGATAACAGCTTGAGGATGAGCCGCTTGTCGGCTCGATCCGATTGTTGGGAGGGGCGGGAAAGGAGATGAAATGGAACTCGGAACCAAGTTGACCGGTAAAGGCTTTATCAACTGCCCGTCATGCGAACTGCTTGTAAAAGAGAAGCACAGTCTACAGATGGACAGGCTGTATCTGTCGCGTAAATTACAGGCGATTAAAAAGATCGTATTGGGCAACGGGCATAACCAGATCGTAAAACTCATTATGCCCATTTTGACAGGGGATGTGCCGGAGGTGAAAGGGTGACTCAGCACTACACGCGGTCAACAACGCAAGTCCTAGCTTACTGCCCGACCTGCAACCGCCGAACGATGCACAGGGTAGACGACAGGCGGCTAGGTCCATGCCTTGAACATGAGGCGTCAGGCATGACGAAGAAGCAAGAGGCGTTACAGAAGCGGCTGAAAGAGGAAGCGGAGCAGCCGGGATTGTTTGGGGAGGGGAAATAATGACAATGCTGCTGAAAGAGGAAATCCAGCGCATAGGTGATGCAATAGGTTTGGAAGGAAGATTCACCTTCGAGTACGGCACCGATCACATTATCGAGGCGTACAAGACGAGAAGTGAAGAAATAAAACGTGCAGTGGAGATGTTGAAGATAGCGGCTAAATATATCCGCGACAACGACCCGGAAGGAATCATTTTCTATGACGGTACGGACTGTGACGGTTACTGTGTTGCTGATGATTGTGAAACGGCGGCTGAATGTTTGGAGGGGAAATAATGGCGTGTCCAGGGTGTGGGTGCAAGGTGACATATTTCCACTCTTACGACATCGACGGTTATGAAAGAGAAAAATGCCCGGCGTGGAACTTCCCGTTTTACACGATGGATGTAGATGATGACGAGGATGAACTAGAGGAGCCAACATGAACGAAGGCAAAAAGCATGACAAGGGAAAGCTTGATTGGTCACTCCTACCCCTCGACTTCGTGGAACCGCTCGTCCCTATTTTCGCACTTGGCGAGGAGCGTTACGGATACGAAAACTGGCGCAAAGAGTTCGATAATCCCCGGCGGCGGTTCAACGCAGCCTTAAAGCGTCACTTGAAGGAATGTGAGAGAAACCCGCTTGCTATCAATGAAAAGGATGGGGGCGTTTACCATCTGGCGCAGATTGCTTGGAACGCGCTTGAGTTGCTTTATCAGGAGTTGGAGAAGGAGGCACAATGTCAGGAGCAGCGCTGAACCGGCACAGAAGCAAGCAGGACTACGCGACACCGTGGGAGTTAATACGGGCGGTGGAGGATCGTTTCGGGCCGATATCGGTAGACCTGGCTGCGTCTCCTGCAAATACCAAGGCCACCAGTTACTTCACGGAGGAGGACAACAGTCTTATTCGGTTCTGGCATAAATACCCCGGCATCCTCTGGCTCAACCCTCCCTTCAGCAATATAGCACCCTGGGCCAAGAAGTGCGCGAATGAGTCAGCACAGGGGGCGAAGATCATCATGCTCGCCCCGGCCAGTGTCGGCGCTAACTGGTTCGTTGAGCATGTGCACCAGAAAGCAATGGTACTGGCATTACAAGGCCGGATCACGTTTGAAGGGGCGACAGATCCTTACCCGAAAGACTGTATTTTGTCATGCTACGGCTTCGGCGTGGTTGGGTTTGATGTTTGGAAGTGGAGATGAAAACATAAATTCACACCATCCAAAAACATTCACTTTACGCAGAAGCATAGCGCGGGTTAAAATGGCAAGTGTAATTTTACAAAAGAATACAGCAAACCGCATTGGGTCAGAATGCGAGCGTCACAATATGGTTGAGACTGCATATGTGGTCCGGCCCGAAAGCCCGTTCATGTGCTGACCCCGCATGGATGGGCTTTCTTGTTTGTCACAGGGATGCACAAATGGGAATAACAGCACCAGGCCGCATGATAAATACTGACATTTCACGTTCAAAAAAGATAGCCAGTTTATCACCAAAGGCTATGTCTCTTTTTTGCCTGCTCATTCCACACTTCAACGCCCACGGCAAAATGCTTGCGAACGTCCATCTGATAAAGGGACTGATATGCCCATATATCGAATGGTTAACGGTTGATGAGATAGAACCGCTACTGATGGAAATCAGCGATAAGACGAACGTGAAATACTGGACCGATGACAGTGGTGAATACCTGCAAAGCCTGAATTGGATCGAACATCAACAGTTGAGATCCGACCGGCTCGGGAAGGATTTTCTGCCCGATTATCCAGAAGAACTCCCGGACTACTCCCGGACTACTCCCGGACTACTCCCGCCTGAAGTAGAAGTAGAAGTTAAGGAGAAGGTAAGAGAAGAAGAAGATCAAGATCTTTATAAGCTGCTGCCAGCAGATCTAGTTAGTACAGACAGCACTGACCCGCCAGACAGTTTTGTAGCAGCAGAAAAAAGACTTCCCGTTTCGGAGTGCATAACCCTCTACCGCAAATACTTCGGCGTGATTCAGGAAAATATGCCAACAGTGACCGTCCTGCAGGACATCTGCCACCTCTACCCCCCGGAGAGAATCAGGGAGGCGTTCATGGCTGTACCCGGGGCAGGTGCAAACAATCTGAACTGGGTAATAAAGCGACTCCAGAACGGCGGGAAGCCAGCGAAACAAAAGACGGATTGGGAAGCGTTGATCCGGGAACACGAAGCGGAGGAGGCCAAACGTGGAATACCGACACCTCATTGACGGACTCGGGATGATAGGCAAGTTTTTCGGGGAGGATTACAAGCCGGAATCGGTCAAGGCCGTCCAGAACGTAATGATGCTGGAGCCGGTGGGCGCAATGGTAGCCGCATACAGCCGAGCCATCAGCGAGTTTCCACAGCGGTATCTTCCACCTATCAGCAAAATCCGGGACATCGTTCTGCAGGAAGGTAAAAAGATCCGCGAACTGGAAACGCAACAGCGTGAACGGGAAGCAGCTGAGATGAAAAGGGAGGAGGCACAGCCTATCAAGGAACCGTCAACCCCTTATGGCAGGGCGTGTGCTACCTTCCTGGCGGCGGCCTACTCGGGAGAGCACAGCCGGGAGCAGTTGCGGGCTATGGCTGAGAAACAGGAAGCGAGATTTCACAAGATGGGGTTTGAGTCGTGGTTGAATGGCGTACTGACTGAAGAAGGATGGGCTAAACGGCATGAGAGGAGCGGGGCTGTGAAGGATTTGGCAGCATGACCCAAACGGAAATTTGAAGGAGGTGAAAATTGACAGACTACCCGGCGAACGTACCTCAAAGTGAAAGGCTTGAAACGCTCCTCCCCCTCCTCCCTCCCCTTCCGGCAGAGGCGAAGGCAGCGGTCATGGTGGCGGTAACCACAGTTTACGAGACTGAAGGGGTGAAAATCGAGATGCGGAATATCCAGATGATGAGTGAGTATGACGGGCGTAATATGACCAGACTGTGCCGCAAGTACCGGATAAGCCGAAGGAATTTCTACTACATCATGCACAAGGAGCTGAAGCGGCTCAGGAGAAAGTGCAATCCAGCCGTGGAATAGTTCACAGCCCCCGTGGTAGGCGTGGGAGCATGAAAAGACCGTTGACTGCCAAGCAGCAGATGTTTGTGAAGGAATATTTGATTGATTTGAACGCGACAGCGGCGGCTGAAAGGGCTGGATACAAAGACCCGAACATCGGCAGGCAGTTGATAGCGAAAAATAACGTTTCAGTAGCGATTCAGGCTGAAATGGCAAAGCGTGAGAAGCGCACCGAGATAACGCAAGACAGGGTTTTGAACGAAATCGGAAAGATAGCCTTTGTAAACCTTCAAGACATCTACGACGAAGGCGGCAGCTTGATTGAGGTGAAGCAGTTGCCCCGAGAAGTTGCCGCCGCTTTATCGTCCATCAAAATCAATCTGACGGAAGCCTGCGCTCTTCAGGAAATCAAGCTACACGACAAACTGAGAGCCCTTGAAATGATCGGCAAGCACCTTGGCATGTTCCGCGACGGTGCCAAGGATGACGAAGACGCCCCGCCGCCCACAAGAGTTGAAATCATCGTGAAAGACGCACGGAAGGTAAGTGAGTGACCTACAAATCCCCCTCAATTTTCCACAGGCTCAGTTTCTCGCCATGCCTCACAAATTCAAGGCATTCGTGGCGGGGTTTGGCAGTGGCAAGACTTGGGTCGGATGTTCTTCTCTCGGTAAACACTTCCTTGAGTTCCCGCGAGTCAATGCCGGTTACTTTGCCCCTACCTACGCACAGATTCGGGATATTTTCTACCCGACCGTTGATGAGGCCCTGTTCCCTTGGGGATTCTCGGTCAAAATCAGAGAGGGCAACAAGGAAGTCGATCTCTACCAAGGCCGCCGCTATTACGGCACCATCATTTGCCGCTCCATGGAGAAGCCGGAGACCATCATCGGCTTTAAGATCGGCAAGGCCATGGTGGATGAAATCGACGTGCTCAAGCCGGACAAGGCAAAAACAGCATGGCGAAAAATCATCGCCCGCCTTCGCTTTCTCCGGGACGGGCTACAGAACGGCATCGACATCACCACGACCCCTGAAGGATTCAAGTGGGTCTATCAGCAGTTCGTTGAGCAGGTAAGGGAGAAGCCGGACCTCGCCAGCATGTACGGGCTGGTGCAGGCCAGCACTTACGACAATGAGGCGAATCTCCCGGATGATTATATCCCGTCGCTCTTGGCCTCGTATCCGGCGCAACTGATCGACGCTTACATCAATGGGCAGTTCGTCAACCTTAAGACAGGAAGTGTCTATGTCGCATTCAACCGACAACTCAACCGATGCAGCGATACCATTCAGCCCGGCGAAACCTTATTCATCGGCATGGACTTCAACGTTGGGAAAATGGCGGCTGTCACACATGTTAAGCGCCAGGGATTACCTCGGGCAGTTGATGAAATCATTAACGCCTACGACACCCCCGACATGGTGCGCCGCCTCAAGGAGCGATACTGGAGGTACGAGGAGGGCCGATATATCAAGACGTGCGCTATCCGCGTCTATCCCGACGCAAGTGGAGACAGTAGAAAGAGCGTCAACGCTTCATCTACCGACCTTGCGTTACTTCGTGAGGCCGGATTTCAGGTGGTAGCGAATCATTCAAATCCCCCTGTAAAGGACCGCATCAACAGCATGAACGGGATGTTATGTAACGCTCTCGGGGAGCGGCGGTATCTGGTCAACCCTGACAAATGTCCGACCTATGCGGCGAGTTTGGAACAACAGGCGTGGGCAGATAACGGTGAGCCGGACAAGACGACCGGACACGACCACACGAACGACGCCGGGGGCTACTTCATTCATCACGAGTACCCGATAATCACGAAGCGCGTTGTCACCTCAGACGCCTGGTAACGACTCAATATGAGTCGCGCCTGCGTAGCTGGTCCGCTTGAGATGTCAGCGGAAAGGATTTTTGAAATGAAGATATGGAGATTTTGGTTCCATCGGAAAGAGCAGTTCGATCTTGAAAGAAAACCGCTGTTCTTTTGTCTGCACTATTGCACGGCGAATAGCAGTACAAGAATTATTTGCATCTAGCCAGTAAACCACCTCCCTTTGCCGGAGAACACCGACCAGGAGCAACCATGCAACGCAAGACCGTAGCAGATCCCTCCCCCCGCGTAGCAGAACTGGAAGAAAAGCGCGCCCTTACCCGCTGCATCATGGGCGGGACATTCGCAATGAGGCAGGCAGGGCAAACATACCTCCCGAAGCATCCTGCCG